GATAGTCAATGGTCTTTATTTATTGGACGTTGGCAACCTTTACATAATGGTCATAAAGAAATGTTTCAGCAAATTCTTGATAATGGGGGAAGGGTATGCATTGCTGTAAGAGATGGTGAAGTTAATGAGAAGAATCCATTTACTACAAGGGAAGTATTTGAAAACATATCAAAAGAGTATTGGTATAATGAAAACGTACAAGTTATTATTGTTCCTGATATTTCTTCTGTCAACTTTGGTAGAGGTGTAGGTTACGACATTATTGAGCATATACCTCCAACTGAAATAGCTGAAATATCTGCAACCAAAATAAGAAAAGATTTAGGATTATGATAGTTCAAAAGAAAAGACATATAGCTAAAACTATTAGTTACAGAATCTTAAGCACTGCAATTGGATTTTTTATAATGTGGTTTATGAGTGGCTCAGTAAAAGTTGGAGCAGCATTTAGTATTGCCGAATTAGTATATAAGCCTATTCAATATTATATTCACGAGCGTATTTGGTATAAATGGATTAAATTTGGTCTAAATAATAAAAGTAATAATAATGGACATACGCAAAATATCAATAGGACCGGATTATAAAGGAGGAGCAATGCACTACATTGTAGGGCAGAAAATCCTTGGTGATACTAATGAGATACACTTAATTAAACTTGATGCCGAAAGACAATCTATTAAAATATATATTATTAACGACAAAGCGGAGGTCTTACTTTGGAAAGAGTTTAATGCTACAATACCAATTTCAATTGAATACAATATAAACTTTTAATGAAGTCACCATTCTATTTTATAGCTAAGCCGGTAAACGGAAAACGATATGACAATACCAAAGACATTGGTGGGGTAGAGTTTATTGTCAGCACTTCAGAGGAAGACCATAAGTTTTCTAACCGATTTGCAGAAGTAGTAGAACTTCCATTAGGCTACAAAGGTCCCATCAAGGAAGGTGACACTTTGCTTGTGCACCATAACGTATTTAAGTTTTACAATGATATGCGGGGTAGACAAAAGAGTGGCAAGTCTTTTTTTAAAGACGACCTATTCTTTATAGAGACCGAGCAGTTCTTTATGTATAAGCAGGACAACAAATGGAATGCTTATGATAGGTTTTGTTTTGTTAAGCCTGTACCTGTAACTGAAAGCTATATCAAGAAGCCATTTAGCGAAGAGCCTCTTATGGGTATTATGAAATACCCTAACGAGTACTTACTTGAACGTGGTATCAAAGAAGGCGATATGGTATGCTTTAGTCCTGATAGTGAATATGAGTTTACCGTACCAAGACGTGGCAGATGGTGACAACGTATTCAGGAACATTCAACCTCGTGACAATAATGATGAGTTCGCCTTATACGTCACCAACTTATTCGTTGGTTATAAGGTAGACTTAAACTTTATTCGTAAGTCTCCGCTCAACCAAGAAGAACCAAACTTCATACATACAGATGAGATGATGGGTGACATCACTTGTTTGTTATATCTAAACGAGCAGGCTCCTGAGGATGATGGCACAACCATCTATGATGAGAATCAAAAACCAATCTTTACAATGTACTCTAAGTTCAATCGTATGATTGCGTTTACTTCTGATGCTCCACACTCGAGGAATTTATTTAATAACTTTGGAGAAGGAGAAACAGCAAGATTGGTTCAGATTATATTTTTAAAGGCAAAGTAATGAGAGACACCAAAGAAATAAAGCTCCGTATTATTGAAGCCGGCTACAAAGCTGTCAACCATCTTGTGAAAGTGGCTGAGGAAGACATTATTAATACTGACTCAGATAACCCTGATGTGGCTGCCGATAAGATGAAGAATGCAGCAGCCGCTAAGAAGTTAGCCATCTTTGATGCGTTTGAGATACTAAGCAGAATAGAAGCAGAGAAAGAAAACTTAGACTCCGCAGAACGTGGAGTAAGTAAAACCGATACAAAACAAGGATTTGCAGAACGAAGGTCAAAACAATAGTCTATGCAAGGTGCTCAAGGATTATATCCCACCTGCAGTTGTCTCTAATAAAAATAGAGTCAAGTCGTGGCTTTACGGCTATAACGACCAATACGATGTTGTTGTTATTTCAAAGACCGGACAGATAGGTGAGATATACGAGATAGAAGGATTACGCATTGCGTTACCCGCCACTCCTGATAAGTGTCTTCAAAGACACTCCGCTAACGCTGAACAGTAGTGGGAACGTCAACCATTGCCAAGAGATTTAAGGCTCACATTATATGTACCTGCAGTGGTCAAGTATTGACGTGGGTTATCCTGATTTCCGTGAAGCCAATAGAATCTATTGGATATTTTGGGAAGCCTGTCGTGCTGACCCAAGGTCATTTGGTATGATATACCTTAAGATTAGACGTTCAGGGTTCTCTTTTATGTCATCGTCTGAGTGTGTCAACATAGGTACGCTTGCACGTGACGCACGTATAGGCATCTTATCAAAGACGGGTGCCGATGCTAAGAAGATGTTCACCGACAAGGTTGTACCTATCAATAGCCGTCTACCGTTCTTTTTCAAACCGGTTATGGATGGTATGGATAAGCCAAAGACTGAGCTTGCGTACAGAGTTCCGGCAGCTAAGATTACCAAGAAGAATATGTACGAGACTGACGACAATGATGTCGATGGTCTTGATACGTCAATAGATTGGAAGAATACAGAGGACAACTCCTACGATGGAGAAAAGCTGCTATTCTTGGCGCACGATGAATCCGCCAAGTGGACCAAGCCTGTAAACATCAAAGAGAATTGGCGTGTAACCAAAACCTGTCTGCGCTTAGGTAGCAAGATTATTGGCAAGTGTATGATGGGCTCAACGTCCAATGCACTTAGCAAAGGGGGGCAGAACTATAAAGATATTTACGAGGATTCTAATGTGAAGGTTCGTAATGCCAACGGGCAGACTAAGAGTGGACTATACGCTATATTTATTCCGATGGAGTGGAATATGGAAGGGTTCATTGATAGACATGGGCATCCTGTATTTCGCAAACCCGAGGAGCCAATTATGGGCGTGGACGGAGTGATGATTAAAAACGGAGCCATTGACTATTGGGAAGCGGAGGTTGACTCATTAAAGAGTGACGCTGACGCATTAAACGAATTTTACCGTCAGTTCCCACGTACAGAGTCACACGCATTTCGTGATGAGAGCAAGCAAGCTCTGTTTAACCTTACAAAGATTTATCAGCAGATTGACTATAACGACTCAATGATTAAGGAACATTACCTTACTCGTGGAATGTTTTCGTGGAAGGATGGTATTAAAGATACTGAGGTGATATGGACGCCTGACCCAAGAGGAAGGTTCAATATTAGTTGGGCACCGCCTAAGCATATGCAAAACAATGTACATACACGTAATGGTGTAAAGTATCCCGGCAATGAGCATCTTGGTTCATTTGGTTGTGACTCCTATGACATCTCAGCAGTAGTCGGTGGACGTGGGTCTAATGGTGCACTGCACGGTATGACCAAGTTTCATATGGATGATGCTCCTGTAAATGAGTTTTTCTTAGAATATATTGCCCGTCCACAAACTGCGGAAATATTCTTTGAGGAAGTTCTTATGGCAATAGTATTCTACGGAATGCCTATCTTAGTAGAGAATAATAAGCCGAGACTTTTATACCATCTTAAGAATAGAGGGTACAGAGGTTATTCAATCAATAGACCTGACAAGCAGTTAGCAAAGTTGACAAAAACCGAGCGTGAGTTGGGTGGTATTCCAAACTCATCTGAGGATGTTAAGCAAGCACACGCATCAGCAATTGAGTCTTATGTAGAGAAGTTTGTAGGTTTTGATTTAGAAGCAAAGTATAGAGACCCGGAGCAAATGGGTACAATGCCGTTCACAAGGACACTTGAGGATTGGGCAAAATTTGACATCAACGATAGAACGAAATTCGATGCTTCCATTAGTTCAGGATTATGTATTATGGCTAATCAGAAGCACTTATATATACCGGAGAAAAAAGAATCAAAATTAATTATTAACTTCGCTAAGTATAAAAACGAAGGAACAACAAGTCAATTGATTAGATGAAAAATGTAACAATCAACATAAACACCGCAGCATTCCCAAGTCAGTTAGCGACTGATGCCGAAAAAGCATCTGATGCGTTTGGGTTGCAAGTGGGTCAGGCTATTCAATATGAATGGTTTAGAAAAGATGGAAACAATTGTAGATACTACGGTCAATGGCAAGATTTCCGCAGACTAAGACTATATGCGAGAGGTGAACAGCCGATTGGTAAATACAAAAATGAGTTGGCTATTGATGGTGATTTGTCTTACTTGAATCTTGATTGGACTCCTGTTCCTATTATACCAAAGTTTATTGATATTGTTGTTAATGGAATGTCTGATAGATTGTTTAAAGTGAAAGCATATGCACAAGATGCAATGTCTCAAGCTAAAAGAAACAAGTATCAAGATATGCTTGAAACACAAATGGCAGGTAAGCCTGTTCTTACAAAAATTCAAGAGTTAACAGGTGCTAATCCATTTTTAATGGACCCTGAAGAACTTCCTGAAACAGACGATGAGTTGTCATTATATATGCAGCTTAAATATAAGCCTGCAATTGAAATAGCAGAAGAAGAAGCAATCAATACAATCTTTGATGAGAATCATTATGAAGATACTCGTAGAAGATTAAATTACGACCAAACTGTTATTGGTATTAGTATTGCAAAGCACGAGTTCCTACAAGGCACAGGTGTTAAGATAAGTTATGTAGACCCGGCTAACGTTGTTTACAGCTACACAGAAGACCCATTCTTCAAGGATTGTTTTTATTGGGGAGAGATTAAGACATTGCCATTAACTGAGTTAATGAAGATTGACCAATCTTTAACGAAAGAAGATTTACAAGAAATTACTCAATACAGTCAAGCGTGGTATGATTACTACAACGTAGCACAGTTCTATCAGAACGATATGTTCTACAGAGATACTTGCACGTTGTTGTATTTTAATTATAAGTCAACTAAAAAAGTTGTTTACAAAAAGAAGAAACTTGAAGGTGGTGGTTCTCGAGTAATTGAGAAAGACGAAACTTTCAACCCTCCTGTTGAAATGATGGAAGAGGGTAACTTTGAAAAGATTGAAAAAGTTATTGATGTTTGGTATGAGGGTATTATGGTAATGGGTACCAATATCTTATTGCAGTGGAAGTTGTCTGAGAATATGGTTCGTCCTAAGTCAGCATCTCAACACGCAATACCTAACTATGTTGCTTGCGCTCCTCGTATGTACAAAGGTGCTATTGAATCACTATGCAGAAGGATGATACCATTTGCTGATTTGATTCAAATCACCCATTTAAAATTACAACAAGTTATTGCACGTACAGTTCCTGATGGTGTCTTCATTGATGCTGATGGTCTAAACGAAATTGACTTAGGTACGGGCAATGCATATAATCCTGAGGATGCTTTAAGATTATACTTCCAAACAGGTAGTGTAATTGGTAGAAGCTATACTCAAGATGGTGAGTTCAACAATGCAAGAGTGCCTATCACTCAGCTTACATCTAACTCAGGTGCAGCTAAAACGCAAATGTTGATTACAAATATGAATCACTACATTGATATGATTAGGTCGGTGACCGGTCTTAATGAGGCACGTGATGGTTCTAACCCTGACCCTAACTCATTAGTTGGTCTACAGAAGTTAGCTGCATTAAACTCTAATACAGCTACAAGACACATCCTTGAAGGTTCTTTGTATGTATATCGTACATTAGCGGAGGCTTTAACATATAGGATTGCTGACATTTTACAATATGCTGACTTTAAAGATGAGTTTGCAAATCAAATTGGAAAGTACAACGTATCTATATTAGAAGAGATTAAAGAACTTTATATTTATGACTTTGGTATATTCATTGAGGTTTCACCTGATGAAGAGCAAAAAGCACAGCTTGAGGCTAATATCCAAATGGCATTATCTAAGGGTGACATTAATCTTGAGGACGCAATTGACATCCGTGAGATTCGCAATCTTAAACTTGCCAATCAGCTATTGAAACTTAAGAGAGTTAAGACTCAAGAGCGTGAGGAGAAGATGGAGATGCAGAAGCAAGCTATGATTTCTCAACAACAATTGAAGTCTCAAGAGTTGGCAGGTCAGGTAGCTATGCAGAAGATTGAAATGGAAACCAATTCAAAGATGCAGATTAAACAGGCTGAGGTGGCTTTTGATATTCAGCGTTCAGAAAGTGAAGCAAGACTTAAGTCTCAATTAATGCGTGAGGAGTTTGAGTATAGTATGCAATTACGTGGTATGGAGATGAACGACTTAAAGTCAAGAGAAGAGATGAAAGAGGACGCAAAAGCAAAAAGAATTAGTCAACAAAACACCGAGCAATCTAAGTTAATTAATCAAAGAAAGAACAATCTTCCTCCTATGACTTTTGAGTCAAACGAGGATAGCTTAGATGGGTTTGACTTAGCTGAATTTGAGCCTCGTTAAAAATGTCAAAATTTTTGTATAAGTTTGTATAAATTAAATTAAATCAAATGGAATTAAAAGTTAGAGCATTAGACATAATTGAACCAAAGAGTGTTCAAGAAGTGGAACAACAATTACTTGAGAAACACGAGGAATCGTTAAGTCAAGAGAATAATACGGAACCGGAACCATTGCAAAGTGTTCCTGAACCGGAACATCAACCAACTGAGGTTGAGTTAAAAGACGAAGACGTTCTTTCATATATTGGTAAAAGATATAACAAGCAGATTAACTCATTGGATGATTTGGTTGCTGAGCGTAAAGAAGCTGAGCCACTACCTGAAGATGTAGCTGCTTATATGAAATACAAGAAGGAGACAGGTCGTGGGTTTGAAGACTTTCTTAAGTTAAAGAAGGACTTTGACGCAATGAATCCTGAGCAACTTCTTAAAGAGTATCTTTCTTCCACACAGGAAGGTCTTGATAGTGATGACATTGAGACGTTAATGGATGATTACAGATTCGATGAAGAGTTGGATGATGAGGCAACCATTAAGAAAGTAAAAATCGCAAAAAAGAAAGTTCTTGCTGAAGCCAAGAAATTTTTCAATTCTCAAAAGGAACAATATAAAATGCCCCTTGAGTCAAGTACGGCATTCATTCCTGACGGAGAAAAGGAAATCTACGAAAGCTATAAGCAATATACCCAACAGGCAAAGACAATAGAAGAGGAGAACAATCGTAAGCGTCAATGGTTTGACCAAAAGACGAACGAAGTTTTTGGCGGAGAGTTCAAAGGTTTTGAGTTCAATGTTAATGACAAGAAGTTCACGTTTGCTCCGGGAGACGCCAATGAGTTAAAAAAGAACCAAGCAACTCCACAGAACTTTATTAATAAGTTCTTGGATGACCAAGGTTTAATGAAAGACGCAACAGGTTATCATAGGTCTTTGTCTATAGCAATGAATCCTGACAAGTTCGCTAAGTATTTTTACGAACAAGGTATGGCTGACGCAACTGATGATGTTACTCGTAAAATCAAGAACATCAATATGTCAGAGCGAAAAGCACCCGAAGTTGGCACTATATCAGGAGGAATGCAGGTGAAGGCGGTTAACCCTGATTCAGGAAGAAACCTGAAAATCCGCAGTATAAAAAGAGTTTAAAACAATTAAAATTTAAAAAAAATGGCAAGTGCTTTATTGAATAACCCCACCTACCAATTGCAGCCAAGTGCTGAGCAGGTGGCGTTACAGACAAACTACATTACCAACTTCAACTTCTTGAATCAGTATCTACCTGATACATACGAGAAGGAATTTGAGCGTTATGGTAACAGAACAATCGCATCTTTCTTACGTATGGTAGGAGCAGAGATGCCTTCTAACT